GTCGCAGATCATCACGGCTATGAAAGACGGGTTGCAGAAGATCAAGCAGAAATTATCCGACTTAATGACGAAGCTCGGGCAAAAGAAGCAGAGTTAAATGGCAAAGTAAAAAATTTGAGTAGTTCACTTAGGAAAGCAACTAATGCNATTAATTCAAACAAGGCTACCCTTACTTCTCGCGTTGACTCTGGCGAACTGCGCCTCCCCTCCAGTTGTCCCGTACAAGCCGATCCAAATGCCCCCTCTGTCGGAGGAGATACAACCCATGCTAGCGAATCTGAGCGACAGACTATCAAAGCTCTTATCGACATCGCCACAGACGGGGACACAGCCATCACAAGACTCAACGCCTGTATCGACCAATACAACAAAGTAATGGAGACGGTCAATGTTAAGCCCTGAGAAGCTCCATCAGCTTGGAATTGGTCCAGAGTGGGTAGACCCACTCAAGGAGACTTTTGATCGTTTTAAGATCAATTCTGTGGCTCAAGAGGCTCGTTTTATAGCCCAAGCATCCCATGAATCTAACCATTTCAGGGCTTTAGAGGAGAACTTGAACTATAGGGCTGAAACTCTCATGAAACTCTGGCCTAAGAGGTTTCCCACCATTGAGGAGGCTAACAAGTANGCCAGACAGCCAGAACGCATTGCCAACCACATCTATAGCAATCGTATGGGCAACCGAGATGAATCCTCTGGTGATGGGTTTCGGTTCAGGGGAGGTGGTCTTTTTCAGCTAACTGGACACGATAACTACTGGCACTGTGGCCAAGCCCTAGGCATTGACTTAGTGATGCAACCAGAATTGGTGAGACAACCAAGGGTAGCGGCTCTATCAGCAGGGTGGTTTTGGTCCACTCATGGTTGCAATCAACTAGCAGAAGCAGGTGATGACGTTGGGTTAACGAAGAAAATTAATGGCGGTACGATTGGGCTAGATGATAGGGTGGCACAGACTAAACACGCCCTACAAGTCCTTGCCTAGAGTGTTGGCTGTGGATAAAATAGCGGTAAATAGGAGGCATTCATGGCTCAAGTAATGACTTATAACAGTCTTGTAGATAACATTCAAGTCTATCTTGAGCGTACAGACGCCCAAACAATATCCTATATTCCCACTTTTATCATGTTGGCCGAACAGGTTTTGGCCAGCCAGATGAAGTTTTTGGGCAACTTGTACGTGGCCGAGAGCGCCATGGTTGCCAATACGCCGATCATTGCCAAGCCCACAGATTGGCACAAGACGGTGTCCTTTAACATCACGGTAAACGGTGCCTCACAGCCCGTATTACTCAGAAAATACGAATACTTAAAAGAATATACCCCGAATGCAACTACAGGCACTGGCGCACCACTTTATTATTGTGACTACGACTATTCGCATTGGTTTGTCTCACCCACGCCTGACCAAGCGTACTCTTTTGAGGTACTTTACTACCAAAGGGTTCAGCCGTTAGACGCATCAAACCAAACTAATTGGTACACCCAATACGCTCCACAGGCAATTCTCTTTGGATCTTTGCTCCAAGCCATGCCCTACCTTAAGAACGATCCTAGGGTAGCTATGTGGCAACAACAGTACGACTTGATCGTATCTACACTGACGACAGAAGACAAATTGCGTGTTGCTGACCGTCAAGCCATNGCGGTGGATTCATGACATACAGCACACCATTNACAGGTTCAGCAGGCAGTTTCACATCCCCTTTTACTGGGGATGTTGTACAACCAACAGACGTTTCCTATCTTAATTTATCGTTAACAACAAACACATATTTGTTGTGGCCAGTATCGTCAAATACGACGGGTACATATGCCGCGAGAATTATGGATGTGACGCCATCAACGACTGGTCTAGGGCTCTATATGCCCCCAGCAAACCAAGCGTCATTGGGGACTGATGCATTCATTCGGAACCTAGGTTCGAGCACTTTCACTGTTTACGACAATAGTGGTGGAACCATCATCACGGTGACTGCTGGCCAGACGAAGTACATCTACTTGACTGCAAACACCAATGTAGCGGGTACATGGGCCAATATTGCCATGGGTGTGGGTACGTCTGCACCAGACGCTACAACGCTTGCAGGATACGGTTTAGAGGCTTTATCGAACACTTTAAATCAGACCCATCCAGCGCAATCAGCTAATGACGGGTATACATTCTTGGCCAGTGACCGAGCACAGGTAAAAGTGTGGTCTGGTGGTGCAGGAAATTGGAACCTGCCCTTGGCCTCCACGCTAGGCAACAACTGGTTTTGTTTATTCAAAAACAACGGATCTGGCACATTAACTATTAATTGCTCTGGGTCTGACACCTTTGACACAGCTACAGCTAAAACCTACAACCCTAATGAGTCCTCATTTATTGTGTGTGATGGCACTCAATTTATGTCTGTGGGTTATGGAGTTAGTAACGTCTTCGTTTTCACGGCTTTAACCTTTCCCGTCACTGCTGGAACCTATACGCTGACAACAGCCCAAGCTCAAAGTATTATTCAAGAGTACGTTGGTTCAATGACGGATAACGTAACAATTGTCTATCCGCCCGTGGTGAACCTCTACATTATTAGTAACCAAGCGTCCAACAATGGTCACTCTTTGCGGATAACTACTGGTTACGGCAACACCTATACGGTGCCTGCTGGATCACAAGTATCTGTTATCTGTGATGGTACTAACTTCTTTAATGCCAACACTGTACAAGTGGGTGCGACGTCTTTGAGCGTGATTGATGGTACGGTATCAACACCAGCCATTAACTTTGCCAATGAAAATAACACAGGTATCTATAGATCTGGATCTGGTAAATTAGACATTTCAATTCTTGGATCACAAGTTTTAGATGTCAATGCAAGCGGAATAACAGTCACTGGTAACGTATCAGCAGTCAATGGTACGTTTACTGGCGGCATTTCAGGCGGGACCTTCTAATGTCAATGCCAAAAACATTCGCTCTGGCCACCAAGCCAGGCATCCAACGCGACGGTACACTCACCGACACCATCTGCTATCGTGATGGCCAGTGGGTTCGTTTTCAACGTGCACGGCCTAGAAAAATCTTAGGCTATAAGGAAATCACTGCTAATCTAGCTGGGCCTTCAAGGGGGATCTATGTCAACCCACAAAACGGGTTTACTCAAATCTTTTCGGGATACTCTGATGGAGTCCAAGTTTTACCGATCAACAATGTCGGTATTGGTACTGGTATTAGTGATTTTCTTATGTATAACTTCAGCGCTAATGCTGATAATCTTTGGCAATTCGATTCATTTTTTGATAGCACTGGCTCTGGGAACAATTTACTCCTAGCGCATCCAGGGCAAAACTTGACCACAATCGACAGCACAACAAACACCTACCCATTGGCTGGTCCAATCAACGGTTACTTTGTTTTAACTGCATCAATCTCTTCGGGTAGCCCAACAATCACATTGCCATCTTTTAGCTCTTTCATCGAAGCAGGGCTACTTGTCACGGGAACTGGTATTCCCACTAATACTTACGTTGTTTCAGCATCTGGTTTGAGCGTTACATTAAGTGCAAACGCTACTGCTACAAATTCAACTGCATCACTGACGTTTACAAACTTCACGTTGAGCAAAATTGGTGTTTTCCAGCAAAATTTAAGCATCACAAGCAGTAGCACAACAGCTACGATTGTTGCTCCATTGACCAATGAATTCATTATTGGAGCAGGACAATCTGTCTCTGGTACAGGTATTGCGGCTGGTACAACTGTGGCATCTGTTGTTGGTTCAACGGTTACTTTGAGTAAGCCTGCAACGGCAACCAACTCAAGCGCACTGATTACCTTTGACAACAACTTGGCCGTATCTGGCGGTATTGTGTCGTTGCACCCATATGTATTTATTTTTGGCAACAATGGATTGATTCAGAACTCAGGCGCTGGAAACATTAACGATTGGGTCTCGGCAACAGCCAACGCTACAAACGTGGCAACAGGCAAGATTGTCCAAGGTTTACCAGTTCGAGGTGGATCAAATGCACCGTCTGGACTATTTTGGTCTTTAGACTCGGTGATTCGCGTGTCTTATACGCCGACCACGGTAACTACAGGTACTACAGCCGTATCGTTTTACTGGCGATATGACGTTATTACGTCTCAGTCCTCTATTTTGTCGTCTCAGTCAGTGATTGAGTACGACGGTATCTACTACTGGTGTGGAGTTGATCGTTTCTTACTGTACAACGGTGTTGTCAAAGAAATTCCCAATGACATGAACCAAAACTACTTTTTTGATAACTTGAACTATGCACAGCGTCAAAAAGTGTACGCAACAAAAGTGCCACGTTTTGGTGAAATCTGGTGGTTTTTTCCGAATGGCCAAGATGCAACCGAGTGCAATGACGCCATCATCTATAACGTGCGTGAGGCTACTTGGTACGATGCTGGCCAAGCCGTGGGCGCACAGAGGTCGGCTGGTTACTTCTCTCAGGTTTTCCACTATCCAGTGAATGCCGATTGGCAAATTAACCTCACAGGCGGCGTAAATGCCACCACAATCACGACAGGCGGGTCTTCCTATACTAACGGTACCTATGTGGCCGTAAACCTCACTGGAGGCTCGGGAACGGGCGCACAAGCAATTGTGTTTGTGACGGGTGGAGCAGTGACAACGGTCTACATTACAACCCATGGATATGGCTATGTGAATGGCGACGTTTTGTCAGCCGCCACTGGTTCAGGCACTGGATTTATTGGTACTACTGGCTCAGGATTTACCCTAACAGTGAATACCACTATTAATTTTGTCTCATTGTTCCAACATGAGATTGGTACAGATGCGGTTCAAGGCGGTAACCAAGTTGCCATTATGAGTTACTTTGAGACCAATAACTTAGGCTGGGTGACGGGTGGTCCTTCACAGCCTGCTTTAGTTGGTGAGAATCAGTGGTTTAGACTAGAGCGTTTGGAGCCTGACTTCATTTTGTCTGGTTCCATGGATATGTACATTACTGGACGGCCTTTTGCGCAGTCGTCGGACTTACAGACTGGACCGTACACGTTCACATCGACAACCAATAAAATTGACTTAAAAGAACAGCGTCGTGAGATGAGGTTGCGTTTTGTTTCCAACACCACGGGTGGCAACTACCAATTGGGTCGATTGCTACTTGGCGGAGACTTTGGAGACGTTCGTGGCTATTAATAACTCGAACAGTTTACCGCTCATTTATGACCCGAGGCATCATACGTTTGAGTCTTGGGCTAGTTTGATGTGTGAGGGTTTTGCGGCGAATCAGCTAGAAATCCCTGGCCCCACGACAACGTGGCAAGGCTGGGCTGTGGGTGTTAAGTCAATTGACTTGTTCACCAATTCTCAAGTTCCTGACCCATATGCCTATGCAAACTGGGATGAGTGGGCCATTAATTTAATGAATAACTTCCAAGCGGTGTCGTCATGACTATCAGCCAAGAACAAGCAAATCAACTTGCGGCGGCGTATTCGTCTGGGGATACTGGCCTTCAAAATCTAGTCAACAGCATGGGAGTCACATCTGCGGATGTGGCGCAGTACTTCCCGACCTTTGATGTGGCTGGCGCTGGTTTGACTTTGCCTACGCCTGCACCAACTCCCACGCCAACTCCCACGCCGACACCTACTCCAACACCGACTCCAACTCCTGTAGCAACTGATACTGGTGCATTGTCTCAAGTAAACAGTGTGGCATCTACACCTGTTACGGGTGCTTTGACTCAAGCCACAAGTCCTGCAACAACCAGCACAACTCCAGCAGGACAGTTATCGGGTGTTGTGTTGGCTGGCGATAGTTGGTTAGCAAACAATTCTTTAAATACTCCTTACATTCAAAGCGAACTTGGAAACACGCCAGTTACTAACGTAGCAATTGGTGGGACAACAAGTACACAAAATCTTCAGCAGTTAAATGATTTTTTGGCTGGAGGTGGAAGTTTTGCCCCTGGGACTACGGTGGTGTTGGACTCTGGTGGTAATGACTTATTGACTGGCGTATCGCCTGATGTGGTTACTCAAAATTTGGATGCAATTGCCAAAAAGCTTGGCTCTTTAGGTGTCAATGTAGTTTTGTCGGGTGCACCGCAAGTAAGTTCTGTTTCTGATGTCACTGGTAGCACAAATCTTAAACTTGACCCTCTTTACAACACGGTTGCCGCTAACAACAAAAACGTGACTGTAGTTGACTCTATGGCTGGATTGTTGAACCAAAAGAACTTGGTTGACAACACTTCTACTGGCCAAGGCTTTCACATGGATAACACGGGCCAAATGGCCTATGACACATCCTTGGCTGATGCAGTTCTCAAATTACAAGGCAAAGGTCCAGTATCTTTTACTAATGATGACATCAAGGCATTTGTTACTCAAAACAATTTAACACCTGACCAAGCCAAGGCAATAGCGCCTTACTTTGGCGTGAGTGGTGATCAAGTTACTGCGGCTTTAATGACGCCGTCCACAAGTACAACTTCTGCAACAACAAGTCCTGCAACAACAACTGCGGCACCAACACCATATTCAACTCCATTAGCGCCACCTACGTTGAGTGACCCCAATCAAGATGTAAATTCTGTTTACAACACGATTCAACTTGGACAAGCCAAATTTGTACCGTCAACATATCAAGCTCGCGGACAAACAATCAATAACTCTTATTTGACTACTGCTGATGGTACTCAGTTGCCCGTTAGGACTGTTGAGAGTTTGGGTGGTAACGCATACGACGTACAGATCAATGATGCTGGTGGTATCTATCACATGATTGTTGGCATTGATGCAAATGGTAATGTTCAGCCAATACAAGATGCATCAAAACAAAACATCTACCAACCAGGGCAAGCTGGCGGCTTCATCACCAACTTAGCTCAAAATGTCACGCCTATTGCAGATATTGTTGCTGGACTCAGTGGAAACGGTGCATTCATTCCTGCAATTAATGCTGGTATAGGTTTAGCCGCAGGCCAAGATCCAGCAACGATTGCTAAGAATGCCGCATTGAGTGAGGCCGCAGTTTTAGCCGCACCCGTTGTTGGCAGTAAAGTTGGTAATTTTGTAGAGAATGCATTACCAACAACTGTGTCCGATACACTTGCAAGCACCATTGGTGATGTTGCAAAAGGCGCATCAAGCGCGTTAACTGCTGGTGAGATTACATCACAAGGCAAAGCTGATCCTTTGACGTTGTTGACTGCTGGTGGGGTCAGTGCCGCTGTCCCTGCTATCGCCAAAGACATCCCAGGGTATTCTTCTCTAACCGCCA